ATCCTTTGCGATTGTCGATGCCATCCATACGTACCTTTGAGTCGCAGGAGATGAAAAATTCTGCAGACAAGGTGAAAAATGTGGCAAATGTATTGGGTGGTGCTGATGCTGTGACCTATACTTCCAGCGCAGATGTGCCGGAAGAATATCGTGTTGCTATAGAGCTGGGTGCCAAGGGATGGTATGACCCTACTACGCACACGGTACATGTTTATCTACCTAACTGTGCTGATGCGAATGAGGCGCAGAGAACCGTCTTCCATGAGAAGATAGGGCATGAGGGTATGGAAGTGCTGCTGGGTGGCGAAGATGGCGTGAGAAAGTTCGCCAACTTCGTTTATCGTTCCGTAGGTAAGAATGTTCGAGGCAAGATTATTGACTTTGCCAATAAATATGATCCGGACTGGAAGAAGCATGACCGCATGAATGTGGGAACGCAGGAGTATATTGCTCGACTGGCTGAGGAGGGTCCTAAGACTGCTGAGGACTTTTCTCTTTGGACCAAGATTAAGCATTATCTTATCAAGGTATTGAAGAAGCTGGGTATTCGTGTGCCGGGACTTCTCAATGACAAGGATTTGAGATACTACCTGATGAAGGCTGGAAAGGCTCTCCATGTATGGGACAATATGCCTAAGGAGAAGCAGGAAGCCATGATGAAGCAGGCTAGCAATGCTGAAATCAAGGATGCGCTATCTGATGGTGCAGGTAAGGGCAAACCACGCCTGAAGAAGGGCGAAAGCACAATTCAAGACATGAAACGTGTACTGGAATGGCGCAAATGGCAGAATGCACGCGAGGATGAGAATGACCCTGAGCCTCCTATGTTCTATGACATCGACAAGGATGAGGCAGGCAAGAAGGAATGGGCACAACTTAATAAGGACTGGCGTGAGCGACACCATCTTGCAGGCGAAGAACCTATGGGGATGCCTATCCGTATGGAAGGCGAAGAGGATGGCGCCTACATGACTCGTATTCACGAATATGAGAAATGGAAGGAAGCCATGAAGGACCAGGAAGACCCTATGCCTGATATGTTTGCCTACGAAAAGAAAAAGCAGGAGGAGGTGAAACGCAAGTATGAGGACTGGTTGGCCAGACATGAGCTTCTGGAGCAGCAGCAAGCAGATTTGGACTTGTATGAGGGTAAGATTTATCCGGCAGAGACCAATCCGAAGGCTGATGCACTGGAGCAGCAGGTGATGCAGGACTTGGCCGAGGTGACCAGTACGGACGTGAGCAAGGAAGGTGCATCAAAGACCGTTAAGCATGCCGTTATCCATCGTAGAAAGAATATGGAGGAGGCTAGTGCAGACGATGCCATCTATATCAATGATGTGAAGAACAGAATCGAGAAGATGGCTGATAGCGGTGCTTTTGATAAGTTGCTTTCTGACTACAAGGGCAAGCCGAACCGGGCAGAAAAGCTGGCTGAGGCTATACCTTATATAATAGAGGCTCCTAGACGTTTGCGTGACCTGGCGAATGATTTGAATGCCACTGGTGCTTTTGACAAGGGACATATCCATATCCAGCCTGCTGATGTAGAGGCTATCCAGCCTTTCGTGGCAGACTTGATTGCTCAGACTGGAAAGAGGCATACCGAACTGAAAGATGGCAAGGAGGTGGAGGTTTATGATGATCCTCAGGCTGTGAGCGATGTGGCTAGCAAGATGGCTCAGGCTATCAATGCCAATCACCAGGGCGAGGAAGGTTTTGTTCCTATTGACGGAACGGACATTCTAAGTGAGCATGTATTGCCACTGGTGAAGCAGCAGATTGTGCCTGAGGGTATCGATTACAAGAATCTCTCGCCTGAAATGAAGGCTGCCATTGATTCAATCAGAGACTGGTATAATTATACCTACGACTGGTTGAAGGATAATCGCACCTTAAGAGAGGACACAGGATATAATGCCGACTATGTAAACCATATCTGGGATAAAGAGAAGAGCGACAAGCAGGCTTATGCGATGTATGTGGAGAACAGACAGCGTACCAAGAGTCCGAACGAGAAGCCGAGAACCATCAGTACCCTGATGGAGGGTATCAGCGTAGGACTTGTACCTAAGACTACCGACATCACGAAGATGATGGCTTACTACAGTAGAAGCAACATCGAGGCTTGGGTTAACAAGACGATGCTGCAGGAGTTGAGCGGATTGAACGTGATAGAGCGCAATGAGGATGGAGAAATTGTTTCTTCAGACCCACTGCTTTCTTCTACGCCTCCTTTTAACTTGGAGCAGTATCAGTACTTTGAGATTCCGGGTGTGGGTCCGGTATGGGTATATAATGTATCGCCTAAGCAGGTGAAGGTGAAGAATCCTATCACTGGCAAGGAGAGGGTGCTTTATAGCGAGGCTAGTGCCGGAGACCGATTCGGTGTAGTATTCGAGACCTATCAGTCTTCGCCTTTCTGGAAGGCTTTTGATACGCTTGCTTCGAGTGCCAAGAAACTGGAGCTGGGATTTAGCGGTTTCCATGCCGGAGCATTGACGGAGGTTTATATGGTGCAGAACATGGTGGAGTTTGGACCCAAGAAGGCTATGGCCAACTTTATGAAGTATATATTTGTAGATACGATGAAGAATCATGAGCTGCCTTGCTTCGCCAATCCTGAGGACTTCCAGGAGGCTGCTACCCACTTGGTGAAGTTTGGAGCAACCAACGACTATGCTGCAGCAGATGTGCAGAACATGTTTGACAATATGCGCGATGCGATGATGAAGGTGCAGGAGAAGTTGAAGGACGGAAATGGAATTTCCGGAACGGTGGCTTTGGCTACTATGCCATTGAAGGTGGCAACGCAGATGCTTTCGCTCATCAACAAGGGCATGGATAGAGCCTTGTGGGATTTCCTTCATGACGGACTGAAACTTGCGACCTACCGGATGAGGGCAGACAAGACCAAGGAACGTGCCAAGAAGAAGGGATGGACTGAGGAGGAACTGAGCCGGGCTTTGGACGAGGACGGTCAGTTTGTGAACGATATGTTTGGCGGTCAGCACTGGGACATCGTTGGAGCAAGTCAGCGTACAATAAGAATTGCAGGAAGATGCCTACTCTCTCCAGATTGGAACAAATCAACAACTAGCCATTTCCTGGCTATTACAGGTTTTGGATCAGTATGGAATGAGGCTACCTTTGAGAACTTTAAGCAGTACTACCAGAGACTCTGGCATAAGGAACTTATACCGGAGGATGAAGGCAGAAGAAGCAGACAGATTTCGGCTTTGCTCTGTTATGGTATCGGATTCATGGTATTTTATGAGGGTATTGCCAATGGCATCAATGCTGCCTTCCGTGCCTTGGACGAGGAGAAGGAACGCAAAAAGGCTGAGGAGATCAGAAAGACCAACCCAAGCTATAAGAGCATGTATGAACTTGCTTATCCTGATGGTATGAAGTGGTATGACTATCTAATGAGAGGCAACAGCCTTGGCCAGCAGAGCAAGATCTTCTTAGGCAGATATGAAGATGGTACAGAAATGTATGTGAGACATGGTAAGCAGTTCCGTGAGGTTCCGGAATATCTCTTCAATCATAAGGGAGAACTAGAGTTCCCTGGACCTATGGTACAGCGAATGATAGGTAAGGCTAACCCTATGGTGAGAATGACCTTGGATGATATAAACTATCTGAGCGATTTTCAAGCCAGCCATGCGGATCAGGAGATTCAGCGCAAGTATGGCAAGGCCATCGGACTGCTTTATAAGGATGCTTTGTACTGGGCACCTTTCCTGATTCCTAGTCAGGAGAACAAGGAGTTCAAGGCTGTGGATTTCTTCTTCCCATCATCGAAGGGATTCTCTCCATGGAAGGCTCAGAGTTACTTCAAGGACTTTATCCTTAGCGGTGACATGGAGGGCGTGGTGATGACTTATCAGAGCTGCCAACGCAACGGTATTGATGCTGAGGCTCAGATTAAGGCTGCCATCGGCAGTGTGAAGGCACTGGAGAGTGCAGAAATGAGCGATGGAGTGACTTCCTTACAGGAGGCTAGTAAACGCTTTGATGCTGCCAAGAGTATCACGGAAAAGAAGAAGATGCGCCAGAAGATGAAGAAATTCCTCTCGCAAAGTGATTACAAGGCTTTCACCCAGAAGGAGGCTCTGGATATGGTGCAGGGCTATCTGAATGGTGATGAAGACTTGAAGGAAATGGAGAAGGCTGAAAGCAAGTACCTGATGAAGGCTAAGGCAGAGGACGTGACGGAGGACTGGAGAATACAGAACGTCTGGAACGGAACCATGGAGACTTATCAGGAGTATCAGCGCTTGAAGGATGTTGATAAGGCGAAGGCAAATGCCTTTAAGAACAGCAAGACCAACAAACGGCTGTTTGCGGCTAGAAAGGCTATCTCTGCTGCAAGAAGAAAGATGAATAAGGCTAAGAAGCAAATGGATGGTACAAACGATGCTGCCAAACTGGTAGAGATTCGGAATACCAGAAAGGAGCTGCTTGAAAAGCTGAACGGAATGGAGTAGCCTTCGGGCTACTTCACTTTAGGAAATGTTCTATATTTCTACAAACAGAAAAAGGGACTTGCTTCACAGCGAGTCCCTTTTTGATAGTCGTAAAATTCTAAATTCCAAATAAATTTTATTTTTAAAAAAAGATTAAGATCGTATTTTGAAAATTGAAGATATTGGAGCGATGTTATCCGAGAGAAGTACCAGATGCATTCTCTGGTTCCTTTTTCTTTGGTGATGCCCAGCGTATGTAATCAGCCATGCTGTCATCCATGCGCTGCTGCTCACTCTTCGGATTCTCCTTCTTTTTTTCGCCCCAGAGCCGTTGGACGATGCTATCCAAACACCAGGACCAATCGCCATCGAGCGTGACGAACTTGGATCTAGGAACAACGGTAACTGTAGAATCATTCTTCTTCTCGCCCTTTTCATCTTTACCTTCTGGGGATTCCCCCTTTGCGGTGATAGAGGTAAAAGGAACATTATTTTCCTGAAGGAACTTTTCTACATCATCTTTTTTGCTATCGCAGAGTTTGATGTGGATAGCAACCTTGTGCTTATCTAAGGAGGTAAGGGCTTCTTTTGCCTTTCCTACCAGAGATAAGTTGCCTTTATCATCTTTAGTAATGACGCAGGCTTCATGTACATTGATTGATTTACCCATGATTTAAAACGTTTTAAATGAAATGCGGAACAAAAATAAGGAGAAAATATGGAAAAGTAATGTTAAGTTGCGCAACTTATCACTAATAAGCGAGAAAAATGCGGTATTTTTGGCGAAAAATTAAGAATTATGGTTGACAATCATGTAATAAATGACATATCGAACTATGCAGAGCCGGGACCTGACTCCCTGGAGGGAGTGAGCCGGGAGCGGTTTGCCCAGACAGACAGCAACCTTCGGCTGATAGAATGGGCTTGCCAATACTTCTATGATGGCGCAGAGCTGAGAAAGAAGTGGAAGCGAGCACAGGACTTCGTGATGGGAAGACAGTTGGAAGAGCTGATAGAATGGAACGGAAGAAAAATTACCATCCGGCAGTACATGGAAATGAAAGGTATGCCTATACTGGAATATGACGTGATAGGCGACAAGTTGCTATCTCTCGTAGGACTTGTGCGCCAGCAACGCAGTACAGCCTCTTGCAGTGCCGTAGATCCGAACGAGGAGGACTATATCAGTTTCTTCAATGAATATCTTCGTCAGAACGACAACTTGAACGACAGGCAAGAGTTAGATGCAAGAATGTTTTACGCCTTCTGCTGCTTTGCCTTTATAGGCATGAAAACCTATTATGGCAGGAGGGATGGTAAGAATGGCATCTTTGACTATTCTGTAGACATCTTTAAGCTAGCTTTACCACCTTTCTTTAAGTATGACCTGAGCGATGTGGAATTTATTGCTGAGGCTCATGATTTGACTTGGCGAGAGATTATTGCTACATTTACAAATGGAAGCAAGGAAGAGGCTAATAAACTCAGTGAGATCTATCTACAGACGCAGCACCATTTTGCGCCCGAACAGACTTATCACCCGACTGGTGAAGCCCAGTATGCCGGAATAGATGATTTCACCCATTCTTCAGTAGTAGGCAAGTACCGGGTATTGGAAATCTGGACAAAAGAAACCAGACCAGCTATTTGGGTACATGACTGGGAGAGTGGAGATTGCGGCTATGCTGCTCCTGACCAGCGAGCCTTCTATGAGGAAAAGAAGCGCAAGATAGAGGAATCCAACATCATGAAAGATGAAAATGGCCTACCTGTGCTCGATGAGAATGGTGAGCCTATCTACTATGTAGACCCTTCTGAACTTAAGACCATCGAAATTAAGGATGAGGCTGAAACATACTGGTTCAGAAGATATATCACACCGAATGGCTATCTGCTGGATGCCAGGGAATCACCATACTATGTGCTCAGGGACGGATTCAGAACCTCTATCCATCCATACACCTTCGTTGCCTATCCATGCTTGAATGGCGAAGTAAGAAGTTTTACGATGCGAGCTGAAAACAATCAGCGCACCTTGAACCATTATATGATGATGATTAACTTCATCGTGGCCAATGGTGCCAAGGGTACGATGCTTGTGGATGAGAATGCTCTGAGCGAGAAACAGAGCATCGATGAAATGCAGGTGAACTATACCAAGACAGATGGTCTTATCTTATGGAACTCCAAGAATGGAGGTAAACCACCTCAGACACTGGT